TCTTTATCTGTTGGAATATTTTTGGATGGGAAAACAAAAAAGGTAAAAGACGATATACTGAGGCAACTATTCATGTGCCTAAAAAAAACGGAAAAACGGAATTAGCAGCAGCCATAGCAATTACTTGTGCATTGTTGGATGCTGAATATGGCGGACAGATTTACATGGCAGCAACTGCTAGGGAACAAGCCTCATTGTGTTTTGAAACTGCGAAAGAAATGGTAAAATTAACTCCAGCAATTCAAAAATATTTTAAAGTAAGTCAGCATGCTGTATATGTCGAAAAGTTGGCAAGTAGCATCAAGGCAATAAGTAGTGAAGCATCAACAGCCGAAGGAAAAGGCGCAAACTGTGTAATTTTTGACGAGGAACATGAGCAAAAAACAAATCAATTAAGAAACAATTTAAAGTCGGGAATGGCTGCCAGGGAGCAACCATTATTTATTTCAATATCGACTGCAGGAAACGACAGAAACAAACCATATTACAAACACATTGATAAGTGTAAAAAGATTTTGCAAGGTGTGTTTTCAGACCCTCGCCACTTCATCATGATTTTTACAGCGGATCAAGATGATGATTGGAAACAAGTCAGCACCTGGAAAAAGGCAAATCCAAATTATGGCAAAAGTTTAAAATCCGACTTTTTAAAAAGTGAGTTCCAAAATGTTTTGAATGCACCAAGTGAACAACCTGCATTTAAAACAAAACATTTAAACATCACATCAGATACTTACAACACTTGGATTGCTCACGAAAAATGGATGGCAGGCAAGCGAGATATTAAGATTGAAGATTATTATGGCCGAGAATGTTATGCAGGTCTTGACTTAGCTAGTAGATTAGATTTTACAGCCCTTGCATTGATATTTCCTGAAGATGATGGAAGTTTAACCTTGTTTATGCGGTTTTGGATACCTAAAGAAATGGCAAAAAAACGAAGTGAGGCAGCTATTACCAATTTTATTCAATGGTCTAATGAGGCATGGATAAAACTATCCGATGGAGATGTTACCGATTATAATTTTATTCAAAAAGAAATAGAAGACTTACATAATAATTTTCAGTTAAAATCGGTTGCATTTGATGCACATAACAGCAGCCAATTAGTTAATAATCTTATTGATTTTGGAGTAAACATGGTTGAATTTGCACAAGGAATAATGACTATGTCAACTCATACCAAGGAATTTGAAAAACTTGTATTAAATGGGCAATTAAATCACGATGGCAACCCAGTAATGTCATGGATGCTAGGCAATGTGTTAATTTATACAGATGCGAGTTTAAATCAAAAAATACAAAGAGGCAAATCAACCGATAAAGTAGATGGACCAGTTGCAGCAGTTATGGCAATTGGAGTTAAGGCCGAAGCTAAAAAAGAAGAATTTTTTATATACTAAATATGAGCAATAACAATTTAAAAACAATTGAACACACCGCAAATAAACATAATATTCTGCATAATTCCGGCTATTTTATGAGGCATTTTGATTTGTGTTTAACCTGCAAAAGTGGTGAAGAAGCCTATGAAATATTGGAAAGCGAGTATAAAACATTGGCAGAAAGCCTAAAATTGCCTAAAACAAGCAAATTTAGCAGCTATGAGAGTTTTCGAGTAGCAAAAACCAATTATTACAAGAATAATCGTTAATTGGCTTTAATGTATCTAGGTAAATTGCTAATTTGTGAAGCTGAATCTTTACTGCAAAATATTGTATCTTGTTTTAAAATACAATTCCAAAAATTAACACTATATTTAGGACCATATAAATTTAATTTTCCGCTCCAAAGAGAATAACCCTCTCCAGTATTACAAGGTTTGTAAACTCCACCTTTATAAAATGTTGTAACTGTTGTAGGCCAAACACCAAGTTGAATCCAAGAATTAGCAACAATTAAGTTTTCAGTTAATTGCACAGATGTAGGAGCAACAGGCGCAACACTTGAAGGTTTTGAGCAACCAACTAAAACAACGGCAAGAATCAAAAATAAATTTCTCATAATGAATTGAATTTGTATCACAAATGTAACTAAATAAATAAAAATCTATTTAAAAACACAAAATTGGGGCAAATAGCCCCTTTTTTTATGACCCTAAACCCTTAATTATACAGAAAATGTATATTTTGTTATCAATGATAACAAGAAACTTAAAAACTCACAATAATCTTTGTATAAGAAAAAATGGCAAATTTCATACAAAGAAATATTGTAAACCCAACTTTAAACGTATTGAAACGTAATGGTTTTTTGCCAACTAATTTTGGCACTCCATACATGAATATGTTTGCAGGAGTTGGTATGCAAAACAAATCAAATGTAATTGTTAATGCAGAAACTGCCAATAAACTAAGTGCATTTTATTCATGTGTTAGAAACATATCTGAAGACATTGCTAAACTCCCAACAAAAATTCAAAGAATTGATAAAAACGGAAACAAAATTGATTTATTAAATCATCCTGCGTACCGATTATTAAATATAAGTCCAAATGGAATGTCAAATCCAATGACATTTATTGAAACTATAATTGATAGAGCATTGCGAAAAGGTGATGGTTTTGCTTATATTAAAAGAGATGAAAACGCAACACCCACAGCACTTATATTTTTAGAATATGAGACCGTAATTCCTTTTTTTGGTGATGATTTTTTGATGTATTACAAAGTACATGATCCAATAATGAAAATAAACGGAATATATCCATCACAAGATATTTTCCATTTCAGAGGCATGGGAAATCAGTATCGAGGTATGTCAGTTTTAAGATATGCATCTGAAAGCATTGGAGCAGCCATCGCCACGCAAGATTATAGAGGTAAGTTTTACGGCACTGGTGCAAATATGACTGGTATTCTTAAAACAACAGCAGATTCTAAAGATGAAAATGTAATGATTGCAAGAAAACAATCATTTCAAAGAAGCTACCAACAAGATGGCATTGCAATGATGGGGCCAGGTACTGAGTTTCAAAAATTAAACTTTAATGCTGATGAATCTCAAATGCTAGGCGCATCTGAATTTAATGTAAAAGACATTGCTAGGTGGTTTCGAATGCCATTGTCAAAACTTCAAACATCTGATAATATCAGCAATATAGAGGCATTATCAATTGAGTATGTAACTGACTGTTTAACTCCATGGATAGTTCGATTTGAACAAGAAGTTCAAACAAAATTGTTTACTGAAGCCGAAAAAACTAATACAATTTGCTACATAGACACCTTTAGTTTATTACGTGGCGATAGTGCAGCAGAAGAACGCAGAATCAAAACACTTTACTACACTGGAGCTATTTGTCCTGATGAAATTAGACATCAAGTAGGGCTAAATAGTCGAGTAGATGGAGGCACTTATTTTAATCCAGTAAACATGATTCCTGATGAATACTTACAATCATTTTGGCAATCAAAAGACAACTCACAAGCAAATCAAGGAGCAGGCGATAATACTGGAAGCGGACAAGGAGCAATGAATCAAAAAAGCAAGCGAGAATTAGTAAAGCAGCTAATCGAATTAGCCAAAATAACCCAAGAAATTGAAGTCGATGGAAACTAAAATAAGAAGAAGCATAACAAGCCCTATCGAGTTTAGGGCTGATGATAATGTAGAGCAAAAAGGCAGCTATATTCAAGGCTATTCAGCTGTATTTGGCACTATATACCAAATGTTTGAAGGCTATACAGAAACTATTGCTAAAGGTGCATTTGATGATTGTGATATGAGTGATGTAGTTTGTCTGTATAATCATGATGATGAAGAATTGCCACTAGGTAGAACAACTTCAAAAACACTTGAATTATCAGTTGATGACAAAGGTTTATATTTTAAAAACTTGATGCCTGATACGCAAAGAGGAAAAGATGTAGCCACCTCAATCAGTAGAGGCGATATAAGCGGATGTTCGTTTGCATTTACAGTAAAAGAACAAATTATCACTGACAATGCAGATGGATCATGCCTAAGAACAATAACCAAAATAGGAAAGCTATATGATGTAGGTCCAGTGATGTTTCCTGCATATATAGAAACTGATGTAGAGGTAGAAGAATACAAAAGAAGTATCAACGGTGCAAAGCCAATTGAGCAATCAAAAATTAACCCTCAATATTTTACAGAATTAGAATTTAACTTAAAAAACAAATAATGAAAACAACCAAGCAACTAAGAGAAGAACGCAAATCCAAAATGGATGAGGCTTCAGCTTTAATAACTAAAGCAAAAACAGAAAACCGCGAAATGTTAGCGGAAGAAACTACTACTTTCAATGCTTTAAATGTAGAAATCGAAAGATATGATACAGAAATTGAAGCTGCTGAAAAACGTGAAAAATTTGAAGCAAGAATGGCAGGCGCAAATGGTGTTGTAGCACCATCATCTGATTCTGAAAAACGTGAAATGGGCAAGTTTAGCTTATCTAAATTTGTAAAAGAAACTCGTGGATCAGACACTTCAAAAGTAACTGGTATTGAAAAAGAGTTAATTGATGAAAGCGAAAAAGAAGCACGTGAACAAAACATAACTTCACAAGGTATTTACCTATCGCCTAAAGTATTAGATGCTGTTTACACAAGAATGGTTGAAAAACGTACCATGGTTGCAGGCACTAATTCAGCAGGTGGATTTTTTATACCTACTGAAAAATTAGGATTTTTCGATGCGTTATACGCAATGACATTCCTAGACAAAACAGATGCAGTAAGATTAACAGGTCTTTCAGCTAATACAGATTTGCCAGGTTTTAGTGTTGCTGTAACTTCAGGATGGGCTGCTGAAACTGGAACACAATCACCTGCAGATGCAACTGTCGTAAACAGATCATTAAGACCAAAATTATTGTATTCAGCATGTAATGTATCAAAGCAGTTATTAGTACAAACTAACAACTCAATTGATGATTATATCATGGCTTCAATGATGCAATCAATGGCTCGTGAATTTGAAAAGCAAGTAATTAATGGTGATGGTTCGAATAAACCAACTGGTATTCTTGGTACTTCAGGTATTCAAGATGTAGCAGGTGGAACAAATGGACTTGCGTTGTCTTATGCCAATGTTTTAAAATTAGTTCAAGTAG